CCGAAACTTGATACATCACGGGTGTCGAGGCCTTTCACCTTAGCGCAAGCATATGCAAGCGCATAGAAGATTAAGGACTCTAGCTCGAATGTGTAACCATTCCCCATAGCTGAAAATTTATGGTACTCAAACCACTTATTTTCAAACTGATAGCGACCACAACGACAGGCATGCAGCGCTTCTAACCACGGATGTGGAAGAAGAGCCGCTACAATGCCCCACGATATGGTATCGCTAGCAGAGCTTAGGTCGATGGTAGAAATAGACCCGTCGATAGACCCTTGTCGGGCCCAAAGACGATGTCTGTCAGGTAACCTATTAAGGTTAATACCTGATTTCTTCAAGCGTTTTCGGATAATACTACCAAACCCTTTTTGTATCATAACATTAAGGGTTGGACCGATGGCTATTGGCCGGTCGGTCTTGGCAGTCTTAGGGACGAAAGAGAGACGATCGCCAGGAATGACAGATAGACAGTCGATAATTCGTTGTCTATCCGATTGGGCAATCCCGTGAAGGGAAAGCCAACCTGGACAGTTCTGAAGCAGCTCAATTGCTTGCTCAGTCGCCTCGGGCGTCACATCAAGTGCGCCAGCTAATTTGTCAATAGCTGTAGTTTGCCGTTTAACGGAAAACGTTGCACCCGGTCCAAACTCAAAAGGGAGAGAACTAATAGCTGGGACTTCTCCAAGGATACTTGCAATTTTACGAGTCGCAATCGAAATGATTTGCGGAACTTCGCTGCTATCAAAACTTGATGCAGATGCAAGTAGCCGAGTATTAGTCTTAGCACATTCAAGCTCACAAGCTATGAATGTTTTTATAGCCTCTTTTCTTGGGTTGATGGATGTGGGCCAGTAGGGATACTTCTTAATAAAGCTAATTAAAAGGTTATCCAAGTAGAAGGAACGATTATCTTCATAATCGACCGCACTACAAGAAATACCTAATAATCTATCGTATTCTCCAGCTTTGATAGACCAGAATACAGCATTGCTGAGGGACGAATCAACGTCCTCGCAGATGCTATATACAAAATCTAGAAAGCGAGAGTCAAACGATATGGGGCAAGTCCACTGAGACAGTAGGGCTTGTGCAGTCAGCTTAGCTTGACTGCGAGAGACAGACTTAGTCATATTTCTCCCTCGGAGCTTTAGTAAGGGAAAGCACCGTTAACACACACATCATTAATCTGTGCGTTAACAAGTAGACCTGAAGCAAACGCCAGGATGTCCTGAACGTTTGCAGCCGTGGCGGACTCTGGGATCACTACATCAATGAATACTGTAACAGATTCAGTGGTAGTAGTAGAACCAACAGTCACGTCATACGGCAAGGCAACTTTCAAAGTAGCCTTACGACTCACACCAGCTTTTGGAGCGCGCATACCAACTGAGACATTTGGGTAGACAGCAGGACGAGAACCTTCACGGTTTACGTATGTTGCTAAAAGCCCATCTTTAACAGTCGGGACAAACGTTTTTGCTACAGCGCTAGCATTTGCTAGAGAGATATCTGCGATTTGCATATTAGCCTCCAGGGCTAGTTATTTATTGAAGAAAACCACTTTCAATAGAGAAAGCGAAGTTGCTGCCTTTCGCCAAGATAGTAGATTAGAGAGATCTAGTCGAGGCACGAAAATAGGAGGAGTTCCTCCTTTGACGCGCTGAAACTTTTTTTCAATAACCGAAGCTGAACATGGAAACCACGGGTTAACCGAGGTAAACATGATCGTCTCGTCTATCTTTGTCGAAGTACAGGAGTCAACCACCTCGTAGCCTTGAAGGGCACTTAGACTATTCAGCATATCACCAACCGGTAAAAACCAGTCGGCAATAAAACTAAATGGAATAAGCTCCCATGCTACATTAAGCGGATTTGTTAAACCAAGAGCAGCAGCATTCCTTAATAAAGGGTCTGATACTCTAAGATGAACAATATGCTTAACAATAGCGTTGGCAACAGCAGTAGATTGCTCATTAGCATTTAAGTAGGTATTGGTTGAAGAACCTTTACCCGCAGCCTTGACGATTAGATCGACAGAGCTATCATGTAGCAATTTCGCTACATACTCGGCACTTCCATACACATCAAGAAGCAAAGGAATCCATCCGTACTGCAATTCGAGCCAGGTACTGGCCGCGAATTGAGACATATGGTCCCTCTTAGGCACACGATTTTCAAGGTACCTCCTATGGTCTCCAGCCGTCCAATTGGACGGGGAATCTTTAGGAACACCTCTTAAACCGTGGATCTTTTTCTCATCCGAAATGCCTAGACTTCGAAAAGCATCCTTAACTCGTCCCTTTCGCAAAAAACGATAAGAATTTGCTAGTCGAATGGCAGTAATGCCAATAAGACCAACAGTTTCTTTCATTTCAGCTAGAGAGACAGCTAAGTTAAAGCTATCCTGGTCAGCCATTTTCTTGTAGAAAGCCTGAGAGGCTTTATAAGAGGCGTCACTAAGAGCTTTTGTCTTAGCGCTCGCGTGAGGACCGCCAAAGCATGAATAGGCAGAGACCAAACCACTTCCGCCATTATAAAACCCAGGTATGTCAGTTTTGACATAATCATGGATCAAATAAGGCATAAGGAGTTTTGGTATACCTAATGCAGCTTTAAGCTTATAGTCGGAATCGACATAAGCCTGCTTTCTAAAAGTGCGTTGGTACCGATAAGGTTTACCACCGCACACACTAAAGAAAGCACCGGTCTTCTCGTCTTTAACTACTAAAGGTTTAGCAATTGATGCCATAGATTGTCCTCCTAGATTAGGCGGACTTATCCTTCTTGCGAAAGAAATCTAAGGCAGCCTTAGCTAAAATCCGAAGTAGACAAGGGATATATTTTCCCATATAGACCTCCAGATGTGAATGGGACAGCCGAAGCTGCCAGAAGAACATATCAAGTCAAAGTGCAACTAGGATCCTGATAAGGGACCGTTAAGACTTGGCGAACCAAAGCCTAACCGCACAGTTTCCCC